GCTAGAAGAAAATCTACCTGTAACAGTTCCCCCGCCGTCCGATCTAAGCTGATGGAACTCTGTGTGTATCCGCCCTTTGTGCTCGTGGCGCATGATACTATCAATAAATGTACTGTCTGCCTTATCAAACTCTCGCAACTTCACGATCATCTTTGCTACTTCGTGAGGGTGAGCGTTCAGATACTGTTTGGTAAAGGAGGGACTTCCTGTTTCTGTCTTGGGATATATCAAGTCAAGCTTATCAAACACCGTAGCCACAGAAGCACTGGCCCAGGGTTCTATCTCTATGCCTGTCTTACGTTTGATCTCGGCTTTATAATCTCGCACCTTGGACCTGAGATCCTTACGAACGAGGTCAGCCTTATCTAGATCTACGCGAACACCCTTCTCTCTCATGTCAATCATCAAAGGAATAAGCGATGTCTCAAGATCAAAGATATGCGAGAGCTCTTGCTTAACAATCTCTATACTTAATCGCTCGTATAGTTTTAAAGTTAAAGTCGCATCCTGCTCGGCATATGATCCAACATACTTGGGTGGAAGCTTCCACATCTCTCCTTTGGGATCTATCCCCCACTCTTTTGCGGCGGCTCTAAGCAAGGTTTCGTTCTTGCGCTCACCAAGATAGTCACGACCTAGGTTATTTAGGCTGAAGGAGAACCTGTTCTCGTCCACAAGAGGTGCCGCGATCATAGTATCAATGATCCTGCCCTGTACTTCTACACCCTCTGCACGGAGCCATCCTGCATCGTAGGTGGCGTTGTGCATAATCTTATCTATATGAGGCGTTGCCATCTGCTTCTTAAACCATTTGATGGTCATCTTCGGGTCAAGGTTGTGTCCGTTCTCATGACGAATAGGAAAGTATCCGTAGTAATCTCCCGCAGCTACAGCAATCCCAACAATAAATCCGTCCTTTCGCGACCATCCTGGTCCCAATGTCATTAGATTAGGGTCGCATGTCTCAAGATCCACGGCTATTTGTTTGTATTTTGTAAGATCAGGGTACTCGGTCGGGATGTTCCAGTCTGCTTCGATAGGTTGAAATAAGTCTTGTTGTATCATTCGTTCCACTTCTCTCCGCCTAGAGCGGCATATCCTGCTATATCCACCCAAGAATCCGCATGAGTAGGAGTTTCAATAAGTCTTGAGACCTTCAATTGATTCAAGCAAAGATAAACCTGGGGCACTGTAACCTCTACCCCAAGTACCACCGACCATAACTTGGCTATACGCTCATGATTTAAATATGCGTCTCCGTAATGCTTGGCTCTCGGACCATTGACTAACTCTTCTGCCTTCTCAAGTATTTGTTCTCTTCTCATACTATGTACCTATACTTTTTGTTGGATTCTATTATATGCAAATTCTTCTTGGCTCTCGTTACGCCAACATAAAATGCACGGTGCTCGTCGTCAGGGTGAGCACTCTCAACACACGCTTTAGTAGAAGATAAAGAAACCACGCAATTGTCGTCCTCTCCCCCCTTCATAGCATGAAAGGTTGAAAGCTTGATCCTAGGCCTGTCAAGAATATTCTCCCCCCGTCTCTCAATAGCTCTTATATAGTTCTTATCGTGAGAACCTAATCGAGCCACGTCCATCGCATCTCGATCCTTGGGTGCTACCATCCCATACATAAGAAGGTCCTCGTAAGATAGGAGGCTTTCGGGATCGACGGCCTGCAATAGGTTACTCGAACCCCGCTTCACCACTCTGAAATCTCCCATCTTAGGCACATTTTCGTATAATTTAGATACAGATGCAACAGGAATCTTCTCCCCTTGCTGTAATTTTCTCCATGTAGAAATCACTTCGCCAACCGAAGGATTAACACTGCTCCTGCCCCTTATAGAATACAGAAGTCCCATCGACCGAACATGATCAGCCCACTCTCTAGCCATAGAGTTAGTCCTAGTCATCAGCGTCCACGAGCCCGCCGTTAGATTTAAATGCTCTAGGTCATACGAATAGTTAACAGAACCCTGATGCTCTGTTGGTAAGAACCTTTTCTCTTGTCTTTGATGTATGCGTTTAACGATCTCTTGTGACAGGGTGTGAACCGATACAGGTAACCTATAACTCTGTGTTAAGATCCGTTGGTTCTCTCCCGCAGCTAAGAATAAACTTACATCTACCCCCGTCCATCTATGTATCGCCTGGTCGTCGTCTCCTGCATACAGAACCTTGTCTGCTTTTGACGCTAACTTATTCACCATCTGCCACTGTAATGGTGTTAAGTCTTGCGCCTCATCTACAATTAAAAGGTCTAAACTCGGAGACTCTACGTCCTCATCTATGTATCTCTCGATTAAATCCACGAAATCAAACTTAAAAAGATCTGACTTATACCCCTCTAGTGCTGTTGAGATCGTACCTAAGAGATCAAACGGCATGGAATAACTCCCAGTCTCATTGAATTCTTTCTCATAAGGGATCAATCGGTACTTCGCTCGAGTCATCAACTGGATAAACCTGTCTCCGTTTCCTGATCCCATTGGGATAATCACTCCCTCATCGGGGGAAACTCCCCCAGAATTTTCAAAGACCACACCCAATTGGTCTTCTAAGACACTCCAATCTTCTCGTTGCATCATGTCTTTACTCTGCAATCCTAGTCCCCGAAACGCCATTGAATGCAGAGTTCTGAAGTATGGAAGATCTTTTTCTGTTAGATTAAATGCAGAGCAGGCTCTCTCTGTCGCCTCGGCAATAGCCTTCTTTGTAAAGGATACAAACGCTATCCGGTCAGGAGGAGTTCCGTTAGCTAAAGCTTCCTTAACACTTTCGATCAGAGTATGTGTCTTGCCGCACCCTGGTGGACCAAATATTAAAGTACTATCGGAGCTCATGCTGAACACCGCGAGGGCGAGAGTCTAACCACTCCACAACTTCAGAAGTCTTCCACCGACTAGCACTTCTTTTGCCGTCCGATTGGCCTAAGATTAAAGGTTCAGGAAATCTGTCCTCCTTAACCCACTTGTATATCGTGGATCTGGACACTCCTAACCAATCGCTGAGTTCCCCAACTCGTAGCAATAACTTATTAGAATGGGATTTCGTCATTGTCGTTCTCCTTTTTGGGTTCTTCGTAGTCAAATGCAGGGACGTGCCACACTCTGATCGTGGTTCGTTTGCCTTGTTTCATTATGTTCTGGTGACCGTGACACTCACCCGCTCCGTTTAAATCTTTAATACCTTCTTGGACCTGGGCTTTAGACCAATGTCTCCAGTCTCTGTTCTTCAAGTAATCCATCAGACCCTCGATCTTGAACTTCGTTACTCCGTCCTCGGTCCACGGTTTGCCCATCTCCAATTCTTCTGGAGCCATAGCCCGGATCCTACTGGTGCAGAAATTCTTTATGTGATCCCTAAACTGTCCGCTCAAGGTAAGTTCCTCTGGCACCGCTAGTTTCGTAGAGTTGTTCATCAGGCTGTTGATTGTAGCCTGCCACTTTTGTGGCTTCATTATCGGAGGCATAAGATCGATCTGCTCCATACACGCCCTTTGCCACAGCATCTGGTTCTGCAACTGTTCCGTTGTTAGCTGCAATCTCCTGCCATCAACATCCATAAAATAGAGTCTTGGTTCTGAGAGTAAGATAGTTAGCCCACCAATATGAGCGGCATCGGGTGCCTCTGTACCCACACCAAATGGCCTGGTCTTACACAGGTCCTTGTCACAATGATCCTTCAAAGGACATACATCACACTGGTAGTAGTACTCTTTCTTCTCCAAAGACTTCTGTATGTTGATGATCTCTCCCGCACCAAGAGCTGGTTTACACAACATCCGGTTGTATTCCTCGTGGTGCTTCTTCCAATCATCAGGCCATTTCATTCTGCAATAGACCCCGACTGCAAACATAAAGATGTTTCGGAACTCGGTTATCGCACCTTGGCTCGTCATAACTTCTAAACAATAAGGACCATCCGTAAAGTGCTCTCGCTTACCACCCAAGGTCATCTCGTTTAATTCTGATGCCGATACCTTACCTTTAGCCACCGCCGCTAAGAACTCTGGCAACTCCATAGCCTCTGCTTTCTTATTAAAGCAGTACCGCATTGTTTCCTCTGCGTTAAAGTAAGGCATGTTAATAAAATTACCCACGTCACCACGTTCAGCTAGAATCTTGTCTTGCTTTGGAAAGATCTCACAACCAGAGAAACCTAAAGCTATAGACATCTCCATCAAATATTCTCGTACCAACGCGGCAGGCTCCCAGTCCTTTAAGAATAAAAACAAATGTGCTCCACCGGATTTAGATCGACAGTGAAACAATGGGAGTTTTAATTTCTTTAGCTTATCACTCAAAGCTTTGTGATTAAGATCATAAGTATCTATATCTAATGCACCAAATCTGCACATGTTATCACTATTTATGGGGATTGAACCGATACCCTGGGTGCCTTCGATGTGAAGTCTCACCGCTTCCTCAGTCAGTGGTTCTCGAACCACCTTACTTTTAGCTTCTGCTTTACCGTTGCGCCCTGTTCGTCCTACTGTCGTCCGCCCATGCGCGACACCCGAACCTCGGAACACCTCCAGTAATCTTTTTTCAGTTGTCATTAGTATCTCCTAGAAAAAAGCGGCGGTGAATCCCCCGATCACCGCCGCCGTGCCACTTAAAACGGGATATCATCTCCGTTATCCGAGGAGCTAGAAGACTCCTCTGGTGCGGCTTTCACTTCACCCGCCTTCACACTTTCTCGGAAGGCTTTGGCCTCAAGAATCTGTTCTCGAGTTTCCACATAACCTAGCCTTTCAACTTGCCAGTTGGCAAACGTGCCTTTGTCATTACTCTGTTCGATGGAACTTAATTTCCACCTAACAGTATAACAATCGGGTTTCTTCGGTCCGTTTTTTGTCTCCACGGTCCTTTCCATTGCAATCATAGTCTTCCATCTCTTGCTGACTTTTAACTGCGTGGACTTCATATCAATGATAGCCGGTTGAGTGGAACCGTCCTCACCAATGACCAGACAAAAGTGTTGATCCGACTTAACCATTTCGTTCCCGTTAGGTAGGATCTCCTTCGCACCGTTACGAGTAGTCTTGGAAATGACAGGATCTCCTGGTGATATCTCGCCTTGAAAACCTCCGCCGCTCTCTCGAGGAACGAACTCAAGGTACTTAGTCGTCTGGTAACAAGGTACTACAGTTAAACCTGTTTCTCCGTCCCAACGCTCTTTGGTCACGGTGTTAAATGCATCTCCTTGAGACGCACCCTCAATG